TCTTCGTGTCACTCGGTAAACTCACGAAGGACGTGTTCACGGGCGAATGGGGCAGCATCGGTGACGATTTCAAGGGCCTTACCAATGAGGTGATGAAAACGGCCACCGGAGTGGATAACCTCTCGGGTAAGATGAAGAACTACGTGAACAGTGTGAACGATGCGGCCAAGGCCACCTCGAAACTTGCCAAGCGTCAGTTCGACCTCGACCGCCAAAAAAGCAAGTGGCAGAACGAGGAAGCGAAACTCGACAACAAAATTTCCGAATTAAGGAACAAGATTTATTCCTCCCAAGGGACGGAGAAACAGAAGGCCCTTGCGGACGTGCAGGAACTCATCAATCAGAAGTACGAGAAGCGTATTGAGTTTGCCAAGGAGCAACTCGCCATCCAGCAGGAGACCAACGCCCTCTCGACCAATTCCAAAGCGGACTACGAGGCCGAGGAAAAGTACCAGGCCGAACTCACCGCTTTGGAGGGTCAGCGGGAGACCGAGAAGCGCATGATTATCCGTCAAGAGGCGATGATGAATAGAAAGGAGACCTCCCAAGCCAAGACGGAGGAAAACAAGCAGGAGCAGATTGCCAACAAACTGTTGGAGTTGAAACGCTCGAATCAGTCGGACGAACTGGCCCTCATGGAAGAGGGCTCGGCAAAGGTGTTGAAGCAGATTGAGAAGGATTACGATGACAGAGTCTCCACGGTGTTGAAGAAAGCCAAGGAGTTTGCCAAGGCGAACAAGGAGGCGGGTATCGGAGGGAGCGAGTCGTTCACGAGTGGCGATACCATGGTGACGGGCCTTACCACCGAGCAGACATCCGCACTCCAGGAGTCGCTTGACAATGCGGAACGTATCAAGCAAAAAGCCGTGACGGACGAACAGCAGAGCGAACTTCAAGCCATGCGGGACTACTTGAAGGAATACGGCACCTTCCAACAGCAAAAGTTGGCTATTGCCCAGGAGTATGCCGAGAAGATCAAGAAGGCCACCACCGAGGGCGAGAAACTTTCCTTGCAGAAGGAGTTGGACCGCAAGATGCAGAACATAGAGGTATCGGCCATCACAGCGGATATAGATTGGAAGTCGGTTTTGGGTGAGTTTGGTACGATGTTCCAAGATTCGTTGAAACCGACATTGGATAAGTTGAAGGCTTACACGCAGTCTGACGAGTTCCGGCAGGCCGAGACGGACGACCAAAAGAAAATCTACGACCTTATCACGCAGTTGGAGCAGCAGACCTCTTCGGGGTGGAAGGGTATGTTCAAGGATATGGGTGATGCGGTGAATACCTACAAGGACAAGCAGGCGAAGTTGGCGCAGGCCAGCGAGGACGCTGCCAAGGCCACCGAGGCTTACAAGAACGCTTTGGCGATGTTCGCCAGCGGTCAGATCACCCAGGAGCAACTGGATGATTTCACCCGTCAGATGGTGGAATCGGGCGACAAGGTGAGTCAGTCGCAGGACGAGGTGACAGCAGCGCAGGACAGCATGACCGCAGCGGCTACAAGGGTGAAGGACAACATGGATAACCTCGCAAGCGGGTTGAAGGACTTGCAGAGCGGGTCTTTGAGTGGTGTATGGAAAGGTGTAAAGGAACTTGCCGGTGTGTTTGGCGACAAGGACTTCTCGCAGAAAGTCGCTAACGTATTATCCAAGACCATCGGAGGCACGCTGGGCGAGGTGCTGGGCGGTCCTTTGGGAGGTCAGATATTGGATGGGGCGTTTGAAATCTTAGACCTCCTTGCGAATGGTATAGAGAATCTGTTCTCTAATCTGATAGATACCGTACTTAATGCGGTGAACGGTATTCTCGACACGGCCCTTAATGGAAAGATAGTGACATCGGTGTTCAACTCCGTCAAGTCGGGTGTGGGGAATATCCTTTCCACCCTTTCCTTCGGTGCTTTGGGTAATTGGTCCGGGTCAAATGCCAAGTACGTGCAAGAGGTCACCGATACTTTGACCAAGAGCAACGAGCAACTTGCCAACTCGGTGGACAAGTTACGTGAAGAGATTACCAAGACCTCGGGAAGCAAGGCTATCTCGTCCGCTACGGAAGCCATGCAAGCGCAGGAGGCGGTGATAGAGAACACCCGTCAGATTCTCATGACGCAGATGGGCTACCACGGCTCGCATCACTCCAACGCATACTATTGGAACCTATCGGACAGCGACTACGCAAACCTTAACCAAACGCTCTCGGAGTATGCGCAGGCCAACGGAACGGCAGTGAGCAAGGTGAAGTCCTTGTCGGACATCTACACTCTCACCCCCGAAGAGATGGACTACATACGCACCCACAATTTGGATATGTGGAATCTCATGCTCGACCAAGGTAAGTACGACAAGTCCGAGTATTGGGAACAGTTTGCTGACCTTGCCGGTTCCTTGTCGGACATTTCGGACGAGTTGAAGGAATCGCTCACGCAGACCTCGTTTGACTCTCTGCGAAGCTCCTTCATTGACAGTCTGATGGATATGGACAAGTCAGCAAGTGATTTCTCCGATGATTTCAAGGACTATCTGATGCAAGCCATTCTCAATGCGAAGATTTCCGACCTCATGGATGATGAGTTACAATCGTTCTACGACAAGTGGGCCGATTATGCCTATTCGGACAACGAACTCACGCAAAGCGAGATGGACGAACTCACCAAGGAGTGGGACGCATTGGCCGAGAAAGGGCTTGCCATCCGTGACCAAATAGCCGAGATAACCGGATATGACTCGACCTATTCGCAGTCGGCATCGGCCAAGACATACGAAAGCATGAGCGAGGACACGGCATCGGAACTCAACGGACGGTTCACTGCCCTCCAGGTGGCCGGGGAAGAGATTCGCAACCAAGCCGTGAGGGGTGTGGTGCTGTTGGAGAGCATCTTCTCCCTCGACCAAGACCGCAACGGCACGCTGAACGACATATTGGTGCAGAACGTGATTACGAACTCCCATTTGGAGGACATCGCCAAGTACACCAAGCCTCTGTTGAATATTAACGATAAATTGGATAAGATAATCAACAACACGAATAACTTATGAGAAACGAACTTTGGATAAATGGCAAGGACGCTTACCTTACGTGGGGAGTGAGCCTTGCCGACCAGTCGCTTGCCACGCTCATGGCACCAAATGCCATGAAGTCGTATATCGAGAACAAGTCACGGCTGGAACATGGGAAGAGGGTGTTGAACGATAATCCCAAGGTGGACGAGCGTTCTTTGACGCTCATCTTCAATCTCACGGCAAAGAATAAAGCGGAGTATCTGAACCGTTATCAGTCTTTCTGCCAGGAGTTGGAAAAGGGTGCGTTCACGCTGAAAACGAAGTGGCAGGATGATGTGTACCACCTCATGTACACCTCGTGCAGTTCATTCACGCAGTATCTCAACGGGCTGGCGAAACTTTCGTTAAAATGTGACGAACCGAATCCAAAGAACCGCTCGTGATTTTGTAAATCGGAAATTAATTTGTATGTTTGTGCAAACGAATCTTTATGGAAATCTTATACAAGGATAACATCATTTTAGACACCGAGGTGAACGAAGGCTCCAAGCGCAAGTTCTCCTTGATGGGCGAGGACTACATCATATTGAAGTTCTCTCTTGAAGAACCCGTATTTTTCCCGCTGGGTGCCAAAACCTCGGACGGGCTGTTCGAGGTGACGGAGAAACAAGACCCCACCTACAACCAGGAGACCGGTGGCTGGGATTATGAGTTGAAGATGGAGGCTTACTACCTCAAATGGAAAAACAAGATATTCAAGTTCACCCCCGACTACGGAGGGCAGGAGGCATCGTGGTCACTGACCTCTACATTGGGCACCTTTCTCACTCTCTTCTTGAAGAATCTTTCCGTACTCGGTTATACCTACAACGGAAAGGACTTCACGTATGTGATAGACTCTTCCGTAGAGGACACTTCGCAAGTGGTGTCCTTCGACAATACGAATCTCATTGACGCTCTGACGAGCCTTGCCGAGGCATGGGATTGCGAGTGGTGGGTGACGGACAACATCATCCATTTCGGACGCTGCGAGAAGGGTACCGCTGTGGACTTCGAGATTGGGAAGAACGTGGAGAGCATGACCTCCACGGACTCCAAGACGACCTATGCGACACGTATCTACGCTTTTGGTTCCACAAAGAACATCCCCACGAACTACCGCCAGGCTGACAGCAGTATGGTGGTCAATGGGGTGGTTGTCACAAGACTGATGCTGCCCGAGGGTGTTCCTTATGTGGACGCCTACGAGGGCATGACGCAGGAAGAGGCGGTGGAGTCCATTGTGGTGTTCGATGAGGTCTACCCTCGAACCGAAACACCCATCACGGATATTAAGACCTACACGGACAAGGTGGAGGAAGAGGACGGCACAATCACAGAAAAAACGTTTTATCGCATCCATACAAGCGATTTCAATTTCTCGGAGGACTATCGCATTGACGGAACCGATTTGGAGGTGAAGTTCTCCACGGGTAAGTTGGCAGGTATGACCTTCACGGCTGTGTTCAATCCCGAGGGCAAGCCCGAGAAAGTCAATGACGAATGGAATCCCGAAGCGCAGTACTTCGAGATTGTCATCAATGAGGACTACGGACGTGAGTTGCCCGATGATGTACTTTATCCGGCAGTCGGTGACAAGTTCGTACTGGATGGGTGGAACACGGATTATATCAGTGATTTGGGATTGGTCAAGGAAGCCGAGTACGAACTTCTTGACAAGGCGAAAGCCTACGTGAAGAAAACGAAAATTGACCCCAAGACGTATGATTGCAAGATGATGTCCGACTACATCTACGGGCTGGATGAGGATGGGAATATCAACGAGGATTACGCCAAGTGGTTCGAGGTGGGGCAGATGGTGAACCTTATCTCGGACGGTAACTTCGAGACGGGCAGCCGGCTCTCACGTGTGATAGGCTTTGAATACAATCTTGATAAGAGATACGACTCCCCGGTGTTTACCATCGGTGAGACGCTTGCGTATTCAAGGCTGGGCGATTTGGAGCAACAGATTGAGGATGTCACGCTCAACGGTCAGACCTATACGGGCACTTCGGGAAGCGGGGTGTATGTCATTGGCACGAATGACTCCACCAAACCCACCGATACGAATGTGTTCTCCGCATTGAAAGTGCAGCAGGACTACCTCTCGAAGAAGAAAGCCGACACCGCCTCGGGGAAGATCACCTTCGCCAAGGGGCTGGATGTCGGTGAGTTCGTGAGCGGGTCTGCCGGCGGCTGTTTCGTTCTCGATGAAGAGACCGGTCAGTCGGTAGCCGAGGTAGACAAGCTCTACGTGCGGATGAAAGCCTACTTCGAGTCGTTGGAGATTATCAACGTCAATTCGTTGGGCGGCAAGCAGATTATCTCCCCGGCGGGAAGTGCGAGGGTTACGATGGTCAAGACGAGCGAGGATGATGAGAACATT